CTGGCGTTTCTCGCGTACGGCACCAAGCGCTCGATCTTCCAGCGCTCCACCTTGTCTGCCGGGTTCACTTTTTGTTCCATGTCTGAATCGCCCCTATCCCAAATTTTCCCACAACTGCCTAAAAATTAAGCAGACCACCCCATCTAAGGGTTTTCCCTATCAGGATACGCTTTTTCCGCACGATGTTCGGGTACAGCGGGTACACACCTAAAGGTGTGTGTACCCGGTTGTACCCCAAACACGTCTTTCGCCCGGGTACAACTGTACCCGCTTGTACCCGCTTGTACCCTGTACCCGGTCAAAATCCGATCCCCAGCTCATAAATTCCAGGCTCTTCCTCGACCATCTCGCCGCGCTCAAGCAGCTCAACAACGGCCCTGGCGAACGCCTGCTTCTTGCTGTTGGTGGACTCCAGCTCGGACAGATCATCGAATGCATGGCGCCATTCCGACCTGGCGACTAGCCTGGCATTGAGCGTCTTGAACGCCTCCCAAGCCACGTTCGCGTTGGTGCTCCTGAGCTTGCGTTTGGCGGTCTTGGTAGGCTCGCCCGCCTGCACCAGCACCGCGCTCGTCACCGGCTCGCCGTCCTCATCAAACCAATTAGGGATAATCACTTTCTCAAGCGTAGCATATAAAGTAGCCGCCAATTCGGCATCCTTGCTCTTGCGCTGGATAATCTCCATCGGCGCGTCTCCCTTCGCCGGGACGATGCTGATCTCAATGTCCAGCGCACCGCGCCAAGCGCTCGAGCCTCGAGCTCGATGCTGGGTCTCTTCAGATACGCCAGTATGGTGGACTAGTATGATGGTGCAATTGAATTCCGCCATTAACATGGCGCAGGCATCAAGCATCGCCTTGGCGTCTTGGGATGAATTCTCGTCGCCGGAGTTGAAGCGGTGCAGGGTATCTATCACGATGGCCGAGGGCTTGATGGGTAGCGCCCTGATGTGCTCGGACACCTTGCGGTAGCCCTCGGGAGTATCCAGATCGCAGCCGCTTTTGCTGAGATACATATTAAGAGGCTGGCCATTACCATGGCGCTCCTTCCAAGCCGCTATCCGGCTGCGCAGGCCGTGGTGGCCCTCGCCGGCAAGGTAGACAATCGCCCCTGGCGTTACCCGGTTGCCAAACCAATCCGGTTGGCCCTGGGCCATGCGCAGGCACCAGTCGAGCGTGGCAAAGGTCTTCCCGCCGCCGCTCGGGCCGTGAACCATGATGAGCGCCGCTTGCTGAATCCAACCCTTCACCATCCACCTGATTGGCGCAGGCTGGCGGGAGAACTCATCCGCCGGCATCAACCAGTCGCTCACTGCTGGCTCAAGCAGCGCCGCAAGGTCATGCCCTGCCTGAACGTAATCATTGGCGTCCCCGGCCGATGGCGGCATCACCGACCGAGCGCCATACTTGGCGCTGGCCTGCTCTGCGTAGCGCTGGCCGACTCCAGACGCATCGTTGTCGGCAACAATCACCAAATCCTGCTGCGCCCCGAACCGCTCCCGAAGTGCGCCGGTCACCGGTACTAAGTTGCTGGCGCTGTACGCTACTGCGCACGCCTTGCCGGTGGCTTGGTGGATAGTGGCGGCAGTGGCGAAGCCCTCGGCGATGTAGATGGTGCTGCCAGGCTCTCCCAGCATCCAGAACTTGCCCCCAGTAGCGCCGCCGGGGTGATAGCGTTTCTCGCCATCGGCTGCGATGTACTGCACGCTGGCCAGATCACCTTCGGAGCCGTACAGCGGGACCATAAGCCGCCCGTCGCCGGTGATCCTGGCGCCGTTGGGTGCGATGCCCTTGCGTGCTAGATACGGATGATCGGCGCTCGCTGCGCCGCCTGCTGTCCAGATCGCATCAACCGTGCTAGCGGCAACCGCCTGGCTTCGCTGCTGCTCGGCCTCCCGCGCTGCCTTGGCTTCGGCCATTCGTCGGGTATGCGCCATTTCTTCCGCGATGGTAAGTTTCCTTCCCATCTCTGCCTGCCAGGCCTGCTCGATGCCTGCTCGCCAACAGCCGAACCGACCTGCCGGGACGCCGTCGCCGAATGCCACGTACCAACCGGGTTTGCTGTGGCCTGGCGTGCCCTTGGTGCCAGAGTTGAACCTGTGTAGCTTGCCGTCTAGGTAGATGTTCTCTGGTGGCTCCAGGCCCGCCTCAATCATCGCCTCCCGTAGCTGCTCGTCTGGTGGCTCAATCCTCTTGGGCTCGGGGAGAGCGTAGACGCCGCCGAAGATGCTAGTCAGGTCTGCCATGGGCTGGAGCCTTGGATAGATAGGTCGACAACCGCTGTATCGCGGTGATGCGTGGCCGCTTGGAGCGACCGCGCTGGAGAGCGAGAACGGTACTGTAGTGCAGGCCGGTGGCCGCCGCAACGACCCGAACCTTGCGGTCTTGCAGCCCGGCGATGATCTGCTCAATCGTCATCATAAAGCGTACTCCTGAAAAAAAGTTGGTGAAGATCGAAAAAAAGTTTACCACAAGTCGAAAAGATGGTGTAGGATGCTATCCATGCACTGAACGGATCTCCCGACGAGTGCTGCAAAGGAGAAGAGAAATGAGCAATAGACTGTTTCAACGCTACGACATGGTGTTGTCCCGCAAGGGTCAATCCCACCCCCTCGTGCGCGCTTGGTGGAGGCGCATGCACCTGATGTACCCCGACGCTGTCAAGCGTGCTTACGCCAACTGAAGGAGAAGAGATGATGCAGTACACAACACCCACCGCCCGCTATCACGTTACCGAACACGGTAACGGGTGGGCATACACCGTCGCTGATGGAGAGACAGCATGAGCATCAACCTAAAAACCACCGCATCACTGGCGTCTAACGGCGCCAAGATCCTCGTCTACGGCCAAGCCGGCGCAGGCAAAACCACCCTGGCGGCAACCCTGCCAGCGCCAATCATCCTGTCCGCCGAGGGCGGCTTGCTGTCGATCCAAGACGCAAATCTGCCCTACATCGAGGTGAGCTCCATGGCCACGCTCATGGAGGCATACAGCTGGCTGCGCGACAGCCACGAGGCCAAGGACTATCAGAGCGTGGCGCTGGATTCCATTTCTGAGATCGCCGAGGTGGTCCTGAACGCCGAGAAGAAAAGCAACAAAGACCCACGCGCTGCCTACGGCGCCATGCAGGAGCAGATGGCGGACATCATCCGAGCCTTCCGCGATCTGCCCGGTCGCCACGTCTACATGAGCGCCAAACTTGAAAAGACGCAGGACGAGATGGGCCGGGTTCTCTACTCGCCATCTATGCCGGGTAACAAGACCGGCCAAGCGTTGCCTTACTTTTTTGACGAGGTGCTGGCCCTGCGAGTCGAGAAGGATGCCGAGGGGATAAGCCAGCGGGCCTTGATGTGCGACTCGGACGGCCTGTGGCTGGCGAAAGATCGCAGCGGCAAGTTGAGCGCCTGGGAAACGCCAGACCTTTACCACATCATCAGCAAGATCGGCGGTGCCAAATGATCGCCGTTTGGCTGGCTTGCAAAGAGGCCGAGCGCCTAGCAACCGAAGCGCGCCGGGTTGTCGAAGACGCCATGATCGAGCAGTTCAAGATTGCCAAGGACATGGAGGGCACCAAGACCTTCATGAACCTCGGCTACACGGTCAAGATCGCTGGCCGCTTGAACCACAAGATCGACAGCGACAAGCTCCAAGCAATCGCCGCCGAGGCCGGCCTGGCCGAGCACCTCGGCTCCCTTTTCCGCTGGAAACCGGAAATCAATTCCTCGGCCTGGAAGTCAGCCGATGAATCCATCACGCGCCCGCTCTTGGGCGCGATCACAACCACGGCGGGCCGCCCGTCTTTTTCAATCACCAAGGAATAAACATCATGGCCTCATTCGGAGAAACTTTCGTTGCAGCTGACCTGCCCATGGGCAAGTCTTTCGAGCCGCTGCCTGCTGGCTGGTACACGGCGGCGATCACGCAAGCCACGGTCAAGGACACCAAGGCCGGCACTGGTCGCTACATCAGCCTGAAGTACGACATTACCGGCCCCAGCCACCAGGGCCGCACCATTTTCGGGAACCTGAACATCAGCAACCCGAACCCGAAGGCCGAGGAGATTGGCCGCCAGCAACTGAACAGCCTGATGCGAGCGATCGGCCTGGCGAAGGTCAACGACACCGACCAACTGATCGGCGGGCAGTTGAAGATCAAGCTGAACATTACGCAGTCGGAGCAGTACGGCGAAGGCAACGAAGTCAAGGACTTTGCCACCATCGCCGGCGGGGCAATGCCTGCGGCAAGCGCAATGCCCGCGGCAAGCAAGCCCGCGGCACCAACTGCTGGCGCGAAGGCTGCGCCGCCGTGGGCGAAGTGAGATAGAGCAACGGGGCGTGGCGGGTGTCACGCTCCAACCCAAACCAAATAGGAAACACCATGATTCTCAAATTGACCGAAAAAGAAGTGACCGAGGCTGTGCTGGAGTGGGCCAACAAGCGCATGGACTACGATTTCCAAGAGCACATATTCAATGCGGTGGACTTCAAGTACAGCACCATCCACGGCTGCGAGGTCTCCTATGTTGAGCCTGCCAAAGCCGAACCCGAGGCCGCCTAATGTCTGCAATCCCAATCGTTGACGAGGTGGCTGCGGCCATCGACGCCGCGCACGAGCGCCAGGTCGAGCTACCCAGGCCGCACCTTGGCGCCAGCCAACTTGGCCACGCCTGTGATCGGTGGCTGTGGCTGTCCTTCCGCTGGGCGGTGCGCGAGCCCTTCCCTGGTCGCATCCTTCGGCTCTTCCGCCGGGGCCGGCTGGAGGAGGCCACCATAGCGGCGGACCTCAAGGCGATTGGGATTGAGATACACAGCACCGAGGGCGAGCAGGCCCGGGTTGACTTTGGCTCGCACGTCTCCGGCAGCCTGGACGGCATCATCGAATCTGGCGTGCCGGGAGCCCCGAAGTCTCGGCACATCTTCGAGGCCAAAACGCACAGCAAGAAATCGTTTGACGATCTGGTCAAGCACGGCGTCGAGAAGTCCAAGCCAGTCCATGCCGCCCAGATGCAGGTCTACATGGCCGGCACGAACATTGACCGCGCCTTGTACTTTGCAGTCTGCAAAGACGATGACCGCATTTACACCGAGCGTTTGCGCTACAGCCGCACCGAGGCCGAGCGCCTAATTGCTCGAGGGCATCGCATCGCACTGGCGGACAGGATGCCTGAGCCGCTCTCCAGCAACCCGAGTTGGTACGAGTGCAAGTTCTGCGCAGCGCATGATTTCTGCCATGGCAGCAAGAAGACCAAAGAGGTCAACTGCCGGACCTGCGCCCACAGCACGGCGGAGCCGGATTCAACGTGGACCTGCGCAAGATTTGACAACAGCGTGATCCCTATCGCCACGCAATACACCGGCTGCGACAGCCATGTCCTGCATCCTGACCTAGTGCCCTGGCAGCGACTGGACGGGCCAGATGCCTGGACGGCGATCTATCTCATTGACGGTCGGGAGGTCGCCAATGGGAGGGGGATGCTAATGTGTATGGCAGCCGGGAGTTGCTGAATGCTCCGTGACTACCAACAACGCACAATAGACCAGCTCTACGCCTGGTTCGACCGCAACAACACCGGCAATCCCTGCCTGGTGCTGCCCACCGGCTCGGGCAAGAGCCACATCATTGCAGCCCTGTGCAAGCGGGTATTGCAGGAGTGGCCGGACAGCCAGATTCTGATGTTGACCCACGTCAAGGAATTGATAGAACAGAACGTCGAGAAGTTGCGCCAGCACTGGCCCGATGTGCCTGTTGGCATCTACAGCGCTAGCATCGGCAAGAAGCAGCTTGGCGAGCCGATCACTTTTGCCGGCATCCAGTCGGTGCGCAAGAAGGCCGCGTTGCTGGGCCACGTTGATCTAGTGCTGGTGGACGAGTGCCACCTGATTGCGCACAAAGACCAAGGCGGATACCGCAGCCTGCTGGCCGAGCTGTTGGCAATCAACCCACGCCTGCGGGTGGTGGGCCTGACCGCCACGCCGTACAGATTGGGACACGGAATGATTACCGACGAGCCGGCGATCTTCAAGGAATTGATCGAGCCCACCAACATCCTCGAACTGGTGCGCCTCGGCCACCTGGCACCGCTACGTTCCAAGCACACCACAGCGCAGCTTGATGTGACTGAGGTTCACAAGCGTGGCGGCGAGTTCATCGAGGCCGAGTTGCAGGCCGCAGTCGACACGGCAGATCAGAACAATTCCGTGGTGCGCGAGATCATCAAGCTCGCCGGGGATCGCAAGGCCTGGTTGGCCTTCTGCTCCGGCGTGCAGCACGCGTGGAACATTTGCGACAAGCTGAACGAGCTTGGCATCATTGCGGACTGCATCACTGGAGCCACGTCGAAGCGCGAGCGCGAACGCATCATCGGAGAATTCAAGGCGGGGAACATCCGCTGCCTGACCAACGCCAATGTCCTGACCACCGGGTTTGATTACCCGGACATTGACCTAATCGCCATGCTGCGGCCCACGATGAGCCCAGGTCTCTACGTCCAAATGGCTGGCCGGGGTTTGCGGCCCAAGAGCCACACCGATCACTGCCTTGTGCTTGACTTCGCGGCGGTGGTGGCAACCCACGGCCCGATCACCCACGTCCGACCGCCAAACAAGAAGGGCGAGAAGGAGGGCGCCGCGCCAGTGAAGGTATGCGACAACTGCCAGGAGTTATGCGCCCTGGCGGCCCGTGTATGCCCTGCCTGCGGGCATCCGTTCCCGGAGCCTGAAGTTAAGAAGCTCAAGCTCCAGAACGATGACATTATGGGGTTGGCGGGCAAAGAGATGGAGGTGACCGCCTGGCGCTGGCGCAAGCATGTCAGCCGCGCCAGCGGGCAGGAGATGTTGATGGTCACCTATTACGGCGCACTCTCTGATGCGCCAGTGAGCGAATACATGCCGGTGAACAATCCCGGCTATGCGGGCGAGAAGGCCAGGCGGACCGTGGCAGAGATCGCCTCGGGCGCCGATGTGCTTGTGTCCGACCTCTACAACCCGCTGGACGTGGTGGCCGACATTCTCTCCTGCGGCGAGCCGCCAGACATGATTGAGTTCAAGATGGACGGTAAATTTCACCGTGTTATGCAACGAAAATGGAAACTAGATGCGCCACAAACAGCCTGAAATTGTCACTGTCTACTACAACATGCTCAAGGCCGGCCCGCCAAAGTGCTGCCACAGCTGCGAAATGTACGGCACGGACGGCCTGTGCGTGGAGTTCTTCAAAGAGCCGCCAGAGGACTTCGCCGCCACGCCGGATGCGTGCAACAAGTGGGTGATGGACCTGCCCTTCTGATGAAAACCGAGCACGAAGAACAGCGCGAGCTGGTGCAGTGGATACGCCAGGCCTGCGGGGTGCGGGTCTTTGCGATCCCGAACGGTGGCCTGAGAGGCATCGCCGCGGCTGGACGCCTGAAGGCCGAGGGCGTCAGCGCTGGCGTGCCTGACCTGTTCGTCCCGGCCTGGCTGCTCTGGATCGAAATGAAGCGGGAGACTGGCGGCAGCGTTTCGTCGGAGCAGCAGAGCTGGCACGATTACCTGCGCAACTTGGGGCATCATGTGATCGTTGGGCGAGGCCAGGAAGATGCTAAAGAAAAGATGCGAAACCTAGGGTTTGTACCTAGGAA